TGACACTTTTTGTCAATAGTTGCACAACTTATAAAAGGTGTTTAAGTAAATTCCCACCCGTTACGGAAACGAATACTGAATATATCGAAACGATAAAGGTCGATACAATTACCCTACCTGGAGACAGTTTAATAATAGAAACGGAAGTACCATGCGACGACTTCGATGTGATTACCGAAAATTCCGCACTTAGAAGCGAAATAAGCGTGTTAAACGGCAAATTAGTATCCAAGGTTACTTTAAAGCTAGATACTGTTTATATGCCCTCTAAAACGATATTCAAGACTAAGTATGTAAAAGAGGTTGTAACGGTTAAGGAGTGTCCTAAATTTACACGGTCAATGGCATGGATCGGAGCGGGATTGATTCTGATTATTATTTTGTATGTGATCGCAAAAATTAAAAGAATTATTTGACTTGTATTAATTTTTGTTGTATATTGCATTCGTAAAGATTTTGAGTTTTTTCATGATGAATGTTTTCCCCTGTTAGTCGTCCGATTAGCAGGGGTTTTTACCCTCAAGGTGGGACATCCTTGAGCTTAGCCCCTCAATCGCAGAGGGGTTTTTTATTAAGAATCGAAATAAATAAGCATTTACTATTGACTTATATTAAAATATTACTTAAATTGCAAATTCAAAAGTTCATTGATATTATGATGAGTATGTAAGACCGGGCTTCGATGCCCGCATCTCCACACTAATTGCCAATTAGTAACAAAACGGTATAACGAGCCTGCAAAACGTTTTTAGTCTTAATATATGCAGTGTAAGCACGGTAGATTAAGGAGTTTTTGGAATAAGGTAGGCATATGGGGGTGAAAGGTTTTGATTGCATGCAATATGTATAATGGAGAACTTGGAGAGCCAATAACTGGCAAATCAATTTCAATGTTTAATGCACCGTTAAGAATGGTTGCATAAACCGCAAAAAATAGGAAGCGATATTCCTTAGTCAAGACCGGGTAGAAATATCCGGTTTTTTTATTTAGAACCTTTCCAAATTGTTACTAATTATGAAAATAATTAACAAAATACTTGACTTGAATCGGTAAAAGCCTTATCTTTATATCATAATTAAAAACAAACATCATGATACGCACAACAGCACTCAAGCACTACAAAGAATTAAAATCAAAAGGAGTAAATGTTCAATTATTAACTAAATCGGATTTAAACTAAATATTATGAAAACAATTTACTTATTGACAACCGGAAAAGGATGGGAATCCTTTGATTATGATTCTGAAAACATAAAATCAGAATTGGAAAAAAGAAATATAATAATTGGAGACGGGGCAAAGATTGGACACAGGGCAAAGATTGGACACAGGGCAACGATTGGATACAGGGCAACGATTGGAGACGGTGCAACGATTGGATACGGTGCAGAGATTGGATACAGGGCAACAATTGGATACAGGGCAACAATTGGAGACGGTGCAACGATTGGAGACGGGGCAACGATTGGATACGGTGCAGAGATTGGATACAGGGCAACAATTGGAGACGGTGCAACGATTGGAGACGGGGCAAAGATTGGACACAGGGCAACGATTGGATACAGGGCAACGATTGGAGACGGTGCAAAAGTAAAAACATTATTCATTACCGGGTTACTGCATGCAGTTAATTGGTATGGAACTGAAATAATGCATATTGGATGCCATAAGAAAGAAATATCTTGGTGGAAAAAAAACTATAAATTAATGGGAGAAAAAGAGGGATATTCGGAAGACGAGATAAAGGAATATTATCAATATATCCTGATTTGTGAAAAGCTTTATAAGAGTGGAAATTTAAAAACTTCAAAATCATGAGTACTGAAATCAAGATAATGACAGAACTTGAATCATACTGGAAGGAATTATGCGAACGAGCCGATATAGAAGATAATCTTTCGAATCAACAGGATATTGTCACGCTTCGATACATATTCTACAATTATGCACGCAATCAGAAATTGGCAACTTTCCAAACAATAGGGGATATTGTAGGTAGGGATCATTCAACAGCCATAACAGGGTTGAAAACATACCATAAACTCATGTCATTTAATGATCCGTATCTGCTCCAAATGATAAACCGAGTTGAAAGTAAGAATAGCTACCAAGTTATAATTTGTCCGGTCTGCAAAGGATATGTTTTATTCGAACCCGTTCCTGTTCGGTCAGGATTGATTTACGGCCAACTTATCGGAAGGGGATATATCGTGAAATATCAGCATACGAAACCGATGGTAAAATGTGAATGTGAAAACTAAATAATTTAATCATGGAAATAGATGTAAAAAAAGTAGTCGGTGAAATACCTCTGAGTGTTTATGGATACGCACACAAAGCAATTAAAGCACAACAAGAAGTATTAGAAGCGTTATATATCATGAAATCAACTATTGATAATTGGGATTCTAATGAGTGCTTAGAACTGAATAAAGATCGAATGATTAAATATCTAAATAAGTTTGCGGAATGAATAAGTACTATGTAGAACGAATCTAAACTAACCTATTGGGATGCAACGTATTATTAAATTTTGTAAATTGCAGTATATTTAAAAACAAACATCATGAAAAAAAATAAAAAACAAATGGTAAATAAAAATTACCAAGTATTAAATGTCGGGAATAGACTACACGTAGTATGTGAAGCAGAAACAAGACCTTATTACAGAACAGGGGGAAAAATACCGGAAGCGAATTACATGAATAGTGGCATGGCATTGTGCGGAATAATAGACAGAGGGAAAACATTGGGAGACTGGAAAAAGAAAAACAATAAATAAGTACCATGGAAAAACTAATAGATCAACTCAAAGAAATGTCGGACGAATCTAAACACCATGAATTTCTTCGAGGAAATATCTGGTACGACATCTGGTTCGTTTTTGATCGAATCGGTGCTTACGAAATCGGGGGCGAACCGGATGAGATACTTTCATGTCGCACTACTGACCGAATAGAAATTCATAAAATAGTTTGCTTCAAAGATAACGGCGAGGAGCTAAGGCCGGACTGGGCATTTGCGGAACAAATCGAGAGAAAATATAATCAAAATTGAATATGAGTAATAGGCGATCAATAACGAAAACAAAATCGTTAAGTGTTGCGAAAGCATCATTGGTGAACCCCCGTTGATTAGAGGACGCTCGCAGTCTGTTACTCATATTCTTTATTAAAAACTTGTATAATCAAAACTAAACACCATGGAAAAAGCATTGAAATTATTAAACAGGATTAGCCGTATAATAGACCTAAACATTTTTTATACGATAGACATTCGGGAATGTGCGTTAACACTGCAAGGACACGCTAAAACTGAATCTACAAATACTCTTGAGCGGTTCTTTTCTTTTGAATACAAAAATCAAATGCTTCAGGCTAAAAGATATATCTCAGGAATAGAAATTGACGTTACATTAACACTATAAACATCATGAGACCAAACGTTAAACAGAACTTAAAAGAATCGTATCAGTTAGCATTTGATACCGCAGCGAACTCAGTAGAACGAAACAAACTGTATAAATCCGCACTGGATTTAGGGATAAAACTTGAAACACTCAATGAGAATTTTACCGGACTTAAAAACTTTATATCATGATCTACACAAAAATTCAATCAGCAAGAAATTTAATCAAAGGGTACAAATTGAAGAAATTAGGCCATAATGATTATTCAAATTACGATTACTATACACCGGAGCAAGTGAATAAACTTGTTTTCGATGCCTGTACGGAAGCGGGATTATTTAACAAGTTCCAACTATTAAGAACCGAACTCGGACTAATGGCACAACTTGAAATTATAGACCTTGAAACTTCAGAAAAGGAATTATTTCAGATCGCTACCGAAATCCCTGAGATCAAAGCTACAAATGTAGCTCAACAATTAGGCGGAGCGGTAACTTATTCTGAGAGGTATCTTTTAATGATTGCTTACGACATCAAAGACAATAACCTGGACTTTGACAGTCAGGAACCTAAAGGGGATAAACCTCCAGGAAATGCTCCTGAGAAGAAATATGCCGAAGACGACCGTGAATGGCTTCAAAAGAAAACCTTTGACCTTGTTATCGCACAGATGAACGACAAGAAACCTACAATGGTAGGATCTGTTCAATTTAAAGATAACCAGGAAATCTACAATTACGTGGATAAGAAATACAAGATGAAAAAGGAATACAGGGCGCAATTAAAAGGAATGATTAACGCCGAAGTAGATGAATTTTTCGATAAGACCTTTGGTAAAACCGAATAAAACTTAAAACCATGACATCAATTCAGAAAATCAATGCACTACCTTCATCAAAAGATGAATTAAAGGATTTTGTAAGCATAGCAAAAGCTGAAATCCTATCAGGTAATCATAACCCATTACATATAGCAGGAATGCTAAAGATAATGGAAGAAATTGTAAAAGAGATCCGTGCGGATGTTGAAGTTAAGAGATACATAGAAGATGAGGCCGAAAAATATGTTGAAAAAACTATTGACTTTGAAAAGTTCAAAATAACAAAGTCAGGCCGGTCGTCAAAAGACTATTCAATTTGTGGAGATAAGGTATATAACGACCTTGTTTCTGAAATGAGTACTCTTAAAGAGGTAATTAAGGCACGAGAGAAGATGCTTGACACAGGAATTAATCCGGATACCGGCGAAGAGTTCATAAAGCCTTTATCAAAATACCAATCAATAATCTCAATCTCATTAAAATAATGAACACACAAAACCGAATCGTACCGAAAGACAAATCATACCGGCCGAAATTGTGGCTTACTATCCTTGTAGTTGGATTGGTAGTTTTAACAGTTTGTGTTGGACTTATATTCACTTAAAACCAAATCACACCCAAAGCTAAACGTAAATAAAAACAAAAACATGAAAACAATTAAAGGAGTAAAAGCATTTGAAAAAGGATTGAAATGTAAAGGATTTCAGTTTGAGGAAAACAAAGAATTTGTTCACAAAGGAGAATTAAAAATTTGTGAAAGTGGATTCCATTTTTGCGAAAACCCATTAGACACACTTAATTATTATGATTTATGTAATTCGGATTTTGCGGAAGTAGAAGCCATTGGGGAGACGGAAAATCATAATAATGACTCGAAAATTACAACCAACAAATTAAAGATTGGATTAAAGATTGATTTAAAAAGATTTATTGAATTGTCTTTTGAGTACATTTGGAATAAGACAAAAGACAAAGCAAGTGGAGATTACAGCAAGTTAGCCATAAGTGGAGATTACAGCCAGTTAGCCACAAGTGGAGATAACAGCCAGTTAGCCACAAGTGGAGATTACAGCAAGTTAGCCACAAGTGGATATTACAGCCAGTTAGCCACAAGTGGATATAACAGCCAGTTAGCCACAAGTGGAGATAACAGCAAGTTAGCCACAAGTGGATATAACAGCCAGTTAGCCACAAGTGGATATAACAGCCAGTTAGCCACAAGTGGAGATAACAGCAAGTTAGCCACAAGTGGATATAACAGCCAGTTAGCCACAAGTGGAGATTACAGCCAGTTAGCCACAAGTGGAGATAACAGCAAGTTAGAAATAAACGGGCAAAATTCAGTAGGTGCAAACATAGGCGTTAATGGCATAATAAAAGGAAAAATAGGAACATGGATTACGCTTGCTGAATATGATTGTCAAGGGAAATGTCTCTGTGTGAAGTCTGCAAAAATTGATGGTAAAAAAATAAAAGAAGATGTTTGGTATAAATTAGAAAACGGTAAATTCACAGAACATTAACTTTATCCGCAGGCTGAACAAGTTAAACCGTTAAGAGTTGGATTGAATTAAAACTATTTAGATATGCAAACCGAATTAACCCTATTTGAATCCACCCCGACTAAAGGCGAGATAGTTTGTCGCCGGATAGTTCAGAGGTGCTTAGAAGCCGGAACAAGACCGAATAAGCGTACATTTAAAATGATATCTATTCATGAAATAATACTCAGGTATGGAAATGATTAATGAATTATATTTGCCTATACCGATTAGGCGGATTGCTTATAATAAGGGAAAGTATTTTACAATTAATGAAATTGAAGCTATTGGTAGTTTATATCCTTTTATGAGTAATAATGAAATAGGTAAACAATTTGGAAGATCAGCAAGTTCGATAAAAAACTTAAGTAATAAATATGGGTGGATAAAAAATAATGAGTACCTTAAATCAAAACCAGGATGTTTTAAAAAAGGCGGGAAGGGATGGAATAAAGGAATTAAAAAATATATGGGAGCAAATAAAACGTCTTTTCACACCGGACACGTTCCATCTAATTTTAAAAAAGAAGGTACTATATCTTTGCGTTACCATTTAAGAGCTGGAATTAGTTATAAATACATAAAGGCTAATAAAAAATGGATCCTTTTACATCGCTATAATTGGGTACAAAAATATGGTAAAATTCCTATTGGAATGGTAATTGCTTTCAAAGATAAAAACACTGATAATTGTGATGTAGAAAATTTAATGCTTATCTCCAGACAGGAAAATTTAAAACGTAATCTTAATAGAGAAAAGGCAATAGAAAAGATGAAGTTATTATGGAGGAAAGAAAAATTAAGATTTAATTATGGACTAAAGCCAATAACTGGATTTGGTAAACTGTTAAATAATAATGCGAAATGAAAATACTTGAACTAACTAAGCGCAGACCTTCAGGAATAAACACGTATCAGATCGTGAACGAATCCGGTGAGCCTTGTATCGTTAAGAATAAAAACGGGTTCGTGGTCGATTACGGGGTGAGATTAATTAGAGAAATTAACTTAAATAATTTTGTTTTATTCAAATAGATTTTGTATATTTGTTTTAGCAAATATAAAGTAACATGGATTCAATTAGACTTATTATTAACCAAAATAACCCTGCACCGGGCTGTTACTTCTATCTCTATGTTAGTTGTATTTGCTCTCCTGGTGTGGGGTTTTTATATTTAATTTATGGGTGAATTAGCAAAAATAAAATCATTTAGAACGGAACTTGCACTTGTAGAAACGTTTGAGGAAATGAAATTAATCGGTAATGCAGCTGAGGCGTATTTACAGTTAATGAAAAAACAAAAAGTATCTACTGATGCACAAAATGAAATAGCTGAATTTATTGTTGAAGTTGAAGAAAAGAAAGGGGAATGGTTGGATGCTAACTATCCGCATGGAGGGCATGGATCAAATCAATATAAATGTGCAGAGGTATCAAATGATGACCTCAGCAAAATGCCAGCCACAAAAAAGGAATCTGCAAGGGCCAGGGCAATAAGCAAAGCACCTGAAGAAAAAAAGGAAGCTATAAAGGAAGCCATAAAAAAGCAAGGTGGCGTTGTAACAGTTAATAAAATTTGTTCTGAATTAATAAAAGAAGAACGCAACAAACAAATTGAAGAACAAATTGAGGAAATATCTAAAACGGAATTAAGGATTAATGGCAAATATGATGTTATAGTAATCGACCCACCGTGGAACTATGGCAGAAAATATGATCCTGAAACAAGTAGAGTTGCTAATCCATATCCTGAAATGAACTTTGAAGAGTTGAGTAAATTGGAAATGCCAGCAGAAAATAACGCAATTATGTGGTTATGGAGTACACAGGCATTTATTTGGGATGCTAAAAAACTTATGGATATTTGGGGATTTGATTATAAAGCTATGTTAATATGGAATAAAGAAAATATGGGTATGGGTTATTGGTTAAGAATGCAATGTGAATTTTGTATACTTGGAATAAAAGGAAAACCAATTTGGAATAACACAAAATGGAGAGATATAATAACAGAACCACGGAGGGAACATAGCAGAAAACCTAAAATATTTTATCAAATGATAGATGAAATTTGTTTTGGTAAAAAAGCAGATTATTTCGGCAGAGAAAAACGCCCCGGATGGGATGTATTTGGGAATGATATAAATAAATTCAATGAGTTGGCAAGATAAAATACAGGTAAAAAAAGGAAATATAGGAGAATCTTATGTTAAATTATTCCTTGAAAAAATGGGATTTATAGTTTATGCGCCAATAACGGAAGGTTCTCATAAAATTGATTTTTTTGCACACCACGGAGATAAAAAAAATGTTATATCTATCGAAGCAAAAGCAAAAAAAAGAATGGCAATATATGAAGAAACAGGATTTAATTATAATGCTTATTTACATTATTTAGAGATACAAAAAAAACATAATATTCCAACATATATTTATTTTATAGATGAATTTGAAGAGTGTATTTATGGACAATGGTTAGAAAAATTAGGTGAAGGAATAATAAGAAAAAATGTTATTGTTTGGAATTTATCGAAAATGCAATTTTTAAGATGGCTTACAAAAGATGAAATCGAAGAATTAAAAAAATATACCGCAAAAGATAATTATGATTATTCAAAAGTAAATAAATATTTTTCAAAAAATGGCACTACGTAACCAACCATATTTACCATTATACATTCAGGACTATTTAACTGATGAAAAGCTAAATATGTGTAGTTGGCAGACACAAGGAATTTATATAAAAATACTTTGCATTTTACATAAACAAGAAAAGTATGGTATTATTTTGTTTAAACAAAAGGATAAACAAAACTTGAGCAAGCTAAATGAATTTGCTTCCATTTTGATTCGTAATTTGCCATGCCAAAAAGAAGATATGATTTTAGCTTTAGAAGAATTAATTGAAAATAAAGTTTTAATAATTAATGATAATATGCTAATACAAAAGCGTATGGTAAGGGATGGGGAGATAAGTGAAGCAAGATCGATAGCAGGTAAAAAAGGAGGTGGCAACCCTATTTTGTTTAAACAAAAAGATAAACTAATCCCTGAAGATGAATATGAAGATGAAGATATAAATAAAGATAAAGTAAATAATATAAATATTGTATTTGAAAACTTCAGAACAGAATATCCCGGAATTAAGCGAGGTTATACAACTGAATTTGACAATTTCAAAAAGAAGCATAAAGACTGGAAAGATATTTTACCTTATTTACTTTTGAAATTAGAAGATCAGGTAAAGCACCGGAGCAAAAAGGCCAGTTTCGGATCGTTCGTACCGGAATGGAAGAATTTACAAACGTGGATAAATCAAAGAAGCTGGGAAGAGGAGATAAATATAGAATTTAACAAACCGAATGCGGTAAAATTATAAAGCTATGACAGATAAAGAATTTAAAGAAGCAAAAAAAGTGGCAGATGAATTAGAAGATAAAATTGCGGCCATGCACTTTTCATTGGAATATGTTCAAATTGCAAAATTAGCAGAATTTGCAGCTACGGAAATAAGAACACAAATTCCAATGTATATAGGCAATTTAAAAAACCCAAAGTGGAAATTGTATAATTATGTTGTTGCTTTGCTAAAAGATAGAATAAATGGTGCATAACATTAAACAAAATGGATAAATTACCCCCTCAAAATATAGAAGCTGAAGAAGCGGTACTTGGCGGACTGTTAATAGAGAATTCGCATCATGAGTATATTGACAGCATCCAGCCTGAATATTTCTATAAAATTCAGCATCAGGACATATTCAAAGTTATTCAGAAGCTATACAGGGAAAGGAAGGATATTGACATTCTAACGGTAACGGATGAATTAGGAAAATATGCTATTGAGATCAGTAAGTTACCTTCAAAGATCGGTGCAAGTTCTCATTTACCTGAACACCTTGCTATAATTATTGAGTATCATTTACGAAGGGAGCTCATCAAAAAAAGTACCGAATTGTATAATAATTCATTCGACAAAGGTGTGGATGTTGAAGATTTAATTCAAGACTTAACAAATACAAATATTGAACTATCAGGGTTAATTTATAAGAATTGCGAGATAAAGACTATTCGGGAAGTGGCTAAAAATTGTATCGAAAATGCACGAATACGAAAAGGTAAATTTGATAATAACGAACCGTTTGGAATAAATATGCACTTGGGTAAACTCCAAAAAGTACTATCCGGTTGGCACAATGGAGAATTAACGATATTAGCAGCTCGCCCTTCAATGGGTAAAACGGCCTTAGCTTTACAATTCGCCACCCAGGCAGCACAACAAGGGTACAACGTGTTATTCGTTTCGCTCGAAATGAGTGCGGAGTTGTTAGTAGATCGGATCCTTACCGGCAAGTCAGAGGTGAATTCAGAAAAGTACAAAAACGGTGATGTAACGAATTTAGACATTTCGTATATAGAAAACTCAGGATCAGAAATTGAGAGCTACCGGTTTAACATCGCAGATAAAGGCAGTATAAGTGTAGATCAGATTTATACAATGATAAAAAAGCACACTCCGGATATTGTATTTATTGATTACATTCAACTTGTCAGCAAAGGCAAAGGAATGAAAACCGACAATAGAAACCAGGAAATAGGTTATATAAGCAGAAGATTAAAGGCAGCGGCTAAGGACTTCAATATACCTATTGTGGCATTATCTCAGTTAAACAGAGGAGTTGAATCCAGGACAAACAAACGACCTGTTTTAAGCGACCTAAGAGAGTCAGGAGACATCGAGCAAGATGCGGATGTTGTTATGCTGCTTTATCGGAATTCATACTATGATAAAGAGGATGTTAGCCTAATAATGGAGATCAATATAGCTAAGAATCGTAACGGCCGAACCGGATTTACCGAGTGCGAACACAACGAAAGTTTTACGGATTTTTTCGATATTAAAGAATTTTAAAACCAAAGGATATGCCAATAAAACCAGAAAATAAAAAAAGGTATCCTAAAAACTGGAAGCAAATATCAGAGGATATAAGATTTAACAGAGCTGGAAATAGATGCGAAGTTTGCGGGGCTATAAATTATAGCTGGGTGAATAGAAAAAGCAGGGAAATATGTTTATCTGACGAAGATGATGCTATAAGAATAATTCTAACAGTAGCACACCTTGACCACACTCCTGAAAATTGTGATTACTCAAATTTAAAAGCTATGTGTCAGAAATGTCATAACAATTACGATAAAACACACCGTAAGCAAACAATTAGGGATTCTCATAATGTCGGCCAATTATCATTAAATATTATATAAAACCAAAACCATGACAGAACAAACAGAACAATTCAAACTCGACAAAATGCAGGATGTACTTGAAAGCTACATAAAGCATATTTCAGACACGTACATAGATCACGGCAAATGTGGTCTAATCATAAGCAGTCTCAGAAGCGCAGCGGACGACATACACGCGATTAGATTCGATAAGTCGATAAGTGAGAAGTTTATCGAGAAGGAAAAGGCTAAGGCCAATGCGGAGACTAAAACTGATGTTGATCCTAAAAAATTGCGGAGCATGGAATGGCACAAATCAGGATCAAAGTGAAAATAACATTTAAAAAGACAGATTATTCACGGACAATATGGAGATGGAATAAGAAGACTAAATATTTCTGGATTCAGTATAAGTACTATTTATTAACTATACAGTTATGAAACCGAAACAAATTTATGCATCTACAGCCTGGAAATACTTTTCCCGATACGTATTACTGTTTTATTCAGACGGGCTTTATGTTAAGTGTTTCACGTCAGGGCAAATCCTTCAGATAAATAAGGCTAATTGCCATTGTGGTCATTTGATAAAAGTAACGGAAAGCGCAGCGACTATTTTTGACTTTACAAATGTAGGTGTTCAAAGTCTAAGCGAAAACCGATACCACGGAGGCAGACCGGATGTGATGCAAAGGAAACTTATAGAGATTCACGGCCAAAAAGCGATCGACTTACTCTATATACGGAAGCATAACATTTGCCATTTAGACAATTTTACACTAACTTGTATTGCGATAGAATGGAAGGCTAAGTTTAACGAACTTTGCAAGACAAAAGGTAATCCCTGGAAAAAATGAACTATCTACTTGTAACGAAAAAAGACGGTAAATTACTTCCTGCTTACGACTCAGATCAGGGCAAATTTAACTTAATTCCTGATGGGGACGTAATTGTATGCGACCTTGAAGATAAGCGCAATTTGAAGCACCATAGGAAGTATTTCTCATTGTTAAACTTCGTATTTTGTCACATGACAGAGGAATTACATGAGAGAATATTCTCAGTAGAGATGCTAAGAGTTGAAATTGCAGTACGAACTGGAAATGTAGAAGTATTCTATACCTTTGATGGCAGAAGATGTTTATCGGCTAATAGCATCTCATTTGCAAACATGGGGCAAAAACGATTCGAGAGGGTATATTCAGATACGTTGGATATATGTTTGAAACATTACCTACCTGAGTCAAATCGGGAAGAGATTGAACTTGAACTAATAAACTTTATGTAAACCAGTCAGCAATTATTGCTGGCGCAATACTTACCAAAATGGAAAAAACATTTAAAACGATTGATGAATTAATCAAAGAAAATGATTCATTTATTTCCGCAATTCCTAATTATTTGGGCATTAATTTATGTAGCACGAAAGGAATAGAATATGAACGAAGAAAAGACGGACAATTAAAGTCTTTAAAGATTTTATTTTTACCAATTAAACATAAATGAGAAAATTAATCGAAAAACAACAAAATTCATTATCTGAACTTGAACTAATAAACTTTATGTAAACCAATAAGAGATGAAAACAAACCCAAAGTTTAATTCAGAAAAAGAAGCTATTACATATATTCGTAATATTACTCCTCCTACTATTAGACCAGCAAAGAACTCAAAAAGAATAGTGATAGAACCATTTGTAAGCAATCATGCTTTTAAGGCTGTTACGGAATCCATAGGGAAACAATTATATTTATTAGAAGAAAACCATTATGAAATGAAAACAAACAGATCCCAATTAACAGATGAACAAAGTTATGAGATTGCTAAGAAGTTTTATAGCTATTGCCTGCTAACTCAAGACGACAAACCATTTCTTGCTTCAAAGGCAATACCATTAATATTCAATGAATGTTTAAAATTCAAACTACCGAATGATGAGGAAATTAAACAATCAGTTCCTTATCCGAATCCAATATCAACAAGTCAAGTATTTAAAAACATGGGATTTATAAAAGGTGCGAGATGGTTAATAAATAAACTAAATAAGAGATGAGAGCAAAGCGATTACTAATAAACCTCTTTATATGGTGTATATTAATTCTCTTTATATTAATACTACTAATTATCAACTTGCAAGAAAAATTTGTAAGTTCATTTAAAACCAATAAGAGATGAAAATAGAACCGAATTAAAAATAAATTTGCATTTGTTAAAAACATATTTTAACTTGCATCATAATAAAAGACAAAAAGGTCTTTAATTATTATTTAACTGCGAGGTAACTGTGGGAAATTTAAAACCGTTCAAAAAAGGCAATGATCCACGAAGGAATCTAAAAGGTGCACCAAAGATGCCAGACCTTAAAGAAGCTATTGCGGATGTAATAGGTGAAGATGGGGTAAGGGCAATACTTAAAGGTGTTCAGGCAAGAGCCAAAAAGGGAGATGTTAAGGCAGCGGACTTATTACTCGATAGGTTTTATGGAAAGTTAAAGACTGAAATGGATTTAAACATACCTTCCGAAATAGTTATTAATCTCAAAAAGGGTGCAAAAGGTTGAAGCTGACATTATCTATGGTGAAGTATTCGAACAGACTTTAACAGCGCACGAAAGCGGTAAGAAAGTCATTATACACAAAGGCGGAACAGGATCAGGTAAGACAGAAGACATAATTATATTCCTGGCGTTCGTTATCGCATCAAAACAAAAAAATCAAATCATTACAATAGTATCAGAATCACGACCGCACCTTGACATCGGAGCAGTAAGGATACTAAAGAAGTACATCCTAAAGGCAGGGTTAAGTCTATTCACAAAGTTTAATGAATCTTCAGGTAGATGTGTATTCTTAAATACAGGCTCTATAATTGAGTTCTTTTCAGCAGACAGGATCGAGAAGGCATTGGGAGCAAGAAGAAACTGGCTCTTTGGAAACGAAATAAACTCACTAAAAGAAGCGGTATGGGACGAACTCGCAAGAAGATCAGAGCACGTAATAGCAGATTTCAACCCGACAGTTCAGTTCTGGCTTGAAGACTGGATACAAAACTATAATGATGTAATTATTATTACATCGAATTACCTAAGCAACCCTAACCTTCCTGACTTCGAGAGAGAGCGTATAAAGAAGCGTGCTGAAAGAGATACTAACTTTAAACGTATCCATATAGATTGTGAATACGGAGGCTTAGAAGGGCTTATTTACCCTAATTGGAAGTATGGCGACTTCGATGAATCACTACCGCATCAGTTTGGCCTTGACTTCGGTTTTCACCCCGATCCGGATGCAATGGTAAAAGTTGCTATAAACAAGAAGCTGAAGTTAATGTATCTGCATGAGTGCTTTTATAAAACGAATCAGTTAGTATCTGATCTTATATTGAATGTGGCACGAACAGTAAAATCGCACGAACTTATAATTGCAGACTCAGCATCTCCAAGAATGATAGCAGAATTAAGAAATCAGTTTAACATCAAAGGAGTTGTAAAGAAAGCCGGAAGCGTGGTCGAAGGGATAAGACTAATGCAGGATTACGAATTGATAGTTACTAAAGAAAGCGTTAACTTGGTCAAGGAACTAAGAAACTATATCTGGAGCGATCGTAAAGCAGGCATCCCGATAGACGCATTTAACCACTTACTCGATCCTTCACGGTATGTTGTTCAATCGCACGATGCGAACGGAGGCCACCAGATATGGAGAAGGTAAAGCCAATACATAGATTGACGTTATTTGATATGTTTAAATATCCTGAGTTGTATTCAGGACTCGCAGAAGGCTTAACAGAACTGCCATTACCGGATATATTAAAGATAGGTAAAAAAGAATTTACCATACCGGAAGATATGGCGGAGCTTTCACGGAAGATATGTTACGGCCAGAGACAGTATTTAGCACGCAAAGAAGATAATGACTTCGGGATTATAATCAGGTGCATAGGTGGATATTACTACCCTGAATACTTTAATACAGAATGGGATGATGAAAAGGTTTGCATCTTTTCAGAAAAAATCTTACCTTGCAAAGTAATAGAAGCGTATCCGGTGAGTTTACATTTGGTTACATTGCTAAGCGAGTTAGTCATTAACGAACAGAAACTATTACATCGTGAACCGTCAAAGATAGAACTTGCAGCAGGGATAGAGAAGTTGGATGTTTTTGCAGAGCTTAACGTACTTGATTTCTTAAGGGATGCGATGAAATGTACGGTTAAGGAAGTTCTATTAACACCGTATAATGAATGTTTAGTAAGATTGTTAAACGCTAAAGAGATCATGGATTATCAGGAACGATATTATAAATTACAAGCTGAGGAATTAGAAATTAAATCTAAAAAAAGATGAAAACATTTAAAAAATTTATCGGTTATTTTATTATCGTAACCTTTTTTATTGGGTTGATAATTTTTACCTGCATAGGAATGGGTACAGAAAAAGCGTTAATATGCTGGGGGCTTGCATTAGTTGGGACAGCAATTATTACAGCAGCAACATTTTTAATTATTGATAACTAAAAACCAAAAGAATGGAACTAATTATTCAAGATCGTTACGAAAAAATGCAATGTAGTATATACATTAAAGAACAAAGAGGTAGTCATACTGTAATAATTGGTTATGACGGTGAAAATTTAACAGAGCATATTTTAACAAATACGCCAGAAGCGATTGATATTAAACCATTACTTGTCATTCCTATTAGTATGAAAGATGCACTTATTAAAGCATTTATCAGTGAGGGAGCGAAAAACAATTTAAGAACTGAAAATGAAAATTTGCTTAAGGGTAAATTAGAAGCAACAGAATTACATTTAAAAGATATGAGGGAATTTTCACAAAAATTACTTGATAATAAATTATTAAAAAATTAAAAAATGATAGCAGAAGTAAAACCAGGCGGAATGATAATGTTAGAGAGTCAATCCGGCGCAGAAAGTAATACGTTACAACAATTCGTTAAGAGCATGGCTGTTGACAGTGCAGGGTTTATGAAGTGTTGCGGGCGTAAACAATGTGCATTTGAAATAACCTTAAAAGATGATAGCTGAAACACTTAAGACGATACTAACTGACTCAGGGTGTACTTACGTAATTTACGAATCGGATAAGATTTCAAACCTATTCGTAGATGAAGGTACTCAGGACGATGTTGTGGGATTAATCATACAGCCTAATAACTTAAATTTGCTTGTACGTGCCAACGCTATCCTCGAACAATACCCACCGTATTTTATCGAAGTACTTAAACAGGTACGAGTTGAGGACACGGCAGATAATAACGAGGCTGTATTCCAAGAGCTACTTGACATTTGCAAGGAGATAATTGTCAGGTTGATTGCAGAGGGGTTGTTTAAAACACTCATGCCTTTGACGGTTAATAAAATCCTTGAGAACAAATACGATGCTAATGTAATAGGCTGGTCAATGCCTTTAGAGCTGACACGATTACTAAATGAGAGCAGACTGCCTTGTCTTTCGGTCGCTTGTGTAGTAGAACACGCAGGATGTGCAGATGCGCTTACAGACGATTTTGGAGAAATAATAACATAAAATTATGGCAACACTAAGAACAGCATTAAAGCAATTACATCCGTTAAAGGATAGTATAGAAAACAATCAGATCGCAGATGTGATAGGTAACAAAACCGATTCATCTTCGGTAACGGTATCGAATGATACTAAGTCATTAATAACCTATCTAAAGAGTATCTGGAATTATGTAATATCCGTATTTTCATATACCGCAAAGATTGACAGTGCCGCCACGCTGGGGCTTGTTGGTACGTATAATTCGGCAGCATATAGAATACATGAACTTGAGAAGCATTTCCATAATTACGAACGTTGGTTTGGATTGGCGGTAATACCAAACGGAACTATTCACAGGGCAGATGCATTAAGCCTTTATACGAATATTTTTCAGATACAACCATTTCAGATTATATCAGGGAATGACAATTATGGGTTATGGGTGCAAGTATTAGGATCAGCAGACACACCGTTTTATGACGGGAATGTGTATTATGATTTTCATAAAGTTCAGATTGTGGACTCAGGATCAACGAATGAGAAATGCGTTATCCAATGCGCATGGGGAGACGATGCAGATGCAGCAGTCTTGAATAAGGACTACAGTACATTTACGTATCTAACACCAACGAACCAGGCAGCAGAAACAGGAATAGATGTAATGATGCCACGCGTAGTAGTTGGCACAAAAATATGGATGCGATGTTTAGCTATTGACGATAATGCGATAACATTAGATTTCTATATAGGTGAACACGGATACCAAGGATAAACTTAAAAATTTAAAATTATGAAAAATGTATTTTTTGTATTTGTAGTAGTATTGTTTTTTGGTGGAGCTTATTTTATGGGAAATTACGCAATGGGTACTATCAATGACAGCATAGGAACTCAGATAGTATCTTCATTCTGTGGAGTTGTATTATGGTTATTAATAGGATTGATTGTATTTATTACTATTGGCATATATAAATTTATTGGCATATTGTTGAGTAAGAAATAATGATACCCGACCTTAAACCGGAACTAAAGAATCTTATCGAAGAAATAAGCAAGAAGAATATGTATTCAGGAAATAAGATACCTGATTCGATAATGAAGTTATTCGAGATTATTGAGACAGATGGCATGATAGGAATTCTGGTTCCGTATTGGATAGGAGCATTACAGCGTGGACGCGGAGCAAGGAAGAGCAATAAAAGCTCCGGACTCGAAGATAAGATTTACAGGTGGATGCGTAAACGTAATATGTTCAAGTCTAAAACTGCTAAAGGCAAAAAGAACGAAGCGAGGTATTTGACATGGTATATAAACAAGTACGGTAATCAGCAATTCAGGAGTAAGGTGTTTGTTGACATTTACGAAACCGAAAGGAAGAAAACTATTGAAGATATAAACAAGAAATTCTCATTAAGCATATCAAAAATAACAATGGAGGTAATTTAAAATGCCAACTTATACGTTAATATCGACACCAGCCTGTTATCTCATGACAAGCCCTGAAGTAGTATTCAGGTGGGTTGCAACAGAGAGTCCTAATATCTTCAGATTGTTAAGACAAGACTGGCTTGTTAATTCAGAAGCCAATGCAGGCGGATTCCTTCAGGTAGTAGTTGACGGCGCATTCTCAGGACTCGAAGACGACGATATACAATTATACAACGAAACCAACGAAGAGGTTCTCACAGGCACGATAACAGGCGTAGCAGGCACGACAATAACAACTGACATCGCTTGGGTTGCGGGAACGGTCATAACCTATTTGAATGACAATACTCTTTACCAGGGATTCTACTTTGAAGGCAGATTAACGATTAACGGGATACTCGAAGCATTGACAATTTACGCAAGCACGGATAAGTTCGGATATGCAGATATTGACGTTTCAGGATTATTAAGGATACAAACATCACGTGCTAAAATAGGAAGTTATACAACCGACCTTGCAGCAGAGACGGTAAAGTCAGGAAGGTTTTCATTTGAATACAGGCCATGTTGGTACGGAAGCGATGAGGGATGGATACCAGAGGGCGGATCAGTTTCTCCACCTTCAGATGAGATCATGTGGTATTATGCCGAAGCGGTAAGGTCAATAGAACAAGGATCGAACCTTCAGGAATACGTTCCGGATGAGAGCAGTGATGCACCGTTTTTTAATGAGTTCACACGACCTGTTTATTTCTATGGATTGCCATTTGACATATCTTTTATCTTACCGGCACTCACAGCAGGAACAGATATAACGATCACAAAGAAAATATTTAACTCTGTTAATACCCAAATCGGAGCAGATGAAGTTACGGTTGTGAATGTGGACGACCTAAGCGGGTACGTAAACTCATTGAATATCGCACAGGCTTCAATACCTGAAGGGGCTTCGTATATTTTATTAACAGTAACACTACCTTAATGGAAGTTTGTGGATACGATAAGAGAGATTTATTTATTCGCATAGGATTGAAATATCCTTGCGCCGGTTATTATATTCGGTGGTATTACAACGGCTGGCATCATTGGCTGTTTATCGCAGGAGAGCAAAACGTAATTACTGAAGGCGAAAACTACCGTACATTAGGAAAAAGGAAAATAGGCATCGGAACGGGAAACATCGTGCTAAGCGAAGTTACAGCGATACGGACTATATTACTATCTACTGAGATACAAATCTACACCGACACGGGATGGGTAAGTGTATATATCGATCCGTCTTCAATGATAATTTACGACAACGGAATAAATGGTTACGAAGTTGAATTAATAGTAACGATAGGAAGCCGTGAAATATCTTATAACGGTTATAGCCCTGTTGTTTACGTTCCTATTGTTCCACCGACACCTGATCCTGATCTGTGCGAGATGGTAATAGGTACTCAGATTTGGGCGTGCAAGAACTATGAGAGCAAATTCCCGGGATCTGCTGTCTTTAACAATGACGAAACGAACAGAGATATTTACGGCGGGATATACAAGTGGGATCATATAATGACACCCGGATTCACCCCTACCGGATGGCGTGTACCTTCGGACACCGACTGGAATACACTTATCGCATTCTTAGGAGGAGCAGCAGTAGCAGGCGGACACCTAAAAGAATCGGGTTTAACTCACTGGCTTAATCCAAATACGGATGCGGACAATTCGAGCGGGTTCGCTGCACGTGGAGCGGGATACTGGAATTATACATTAGGTACGTTTTTCGGACTTAAAGAAGTTTCAAGATTGTTTTCTTTAACAGGAGTGCTTGCAAAAACAGTACGACTTGAATATGATTCAGCGAGCGTTTCTTTTGAAGCAGTATTAAGAGACTGGGGCTTTCCGGTGAGATTGATTAAGGAAAGTTTCCCGTTGAATGATTTAGATTTAAACGGATACACTTCAATTATCATAGGTACTCAGGAATGGATCATAGAAAACTTCAGGTGTACTAAATACGCAGACGGTACGGTTATTCCGAACTTAGCGGACGACACTATTGACGATTGGTTTTTGCCTTCTGTTGACTTACTAAAAGCAGCGTATGATAATCTTCATGCGTTTGGAGTTGGAGGATTTATAGATGAACTCTACTGGACTTCTACTGAAGACTCTGCATCATGGTCAAGAACAGTAAATTTTAGGACTGGAAGCACAGGAGTATCAAACAAGCCAATAGCAAGAAGAGTAAGGGCTTGTAGGTCATTTGTTGCAGGCGCAGGAGATTACGCATTAAGAGATTTAGGACAGGCAGGCGGATTAATATTTTATATTGATGGAACTACTTATTACGAAGCAGCCCCTGAAGATCAAAGCGCAGGTAAAGCATGGAGTAATATAGTTTCTACTTTAATTGGCACAACAGGAACGGCAATAGGAACAGGGCAGGCGAATACGGCTGCTATAATAGGACAGGCAGGTCATATAGATAGCGCAGCTAAACTTTGTGATGATCTTATCTCAGGTGGATGGGAAGATGACACCGAAGGGGCTTATTGCGCTTACGATAATGACACGGCAAACATCGCTTTATACGGATTGCTTTATAACTGGTTTGCTATTGATAACGCTTTAGAATTAGCATACCTTGAAAGAAACGGGGTTCAGGAAATCGGGTGGAGAGTACCGACAGATGCGGACTTTACCACGCTTATAAAT